ACGCCAACTATTAATTGATTGACCAACTTTTAATACATAAGAAAAGTCCTGATAGTATAAACTATCTTGTATCTTCATTGTTTGTTCAGAAACAAATCCATCTTCGTTTAAAAACTTACCGTCTGTATCACCTACAGAAACAATGTTTACGCTAATATTTGCAACATCTAATTTGTTTAAAACTGAACTACCGCCACTTGAAGATGTTATAGTTTCTTCAATCGAAAAATTACCTATTACATTTTTAAGTTTTAATAAATTTCTATCGTTATCATAGTTAACTATTGTTCCAGTAGCACCAGAAGAACTACCTGTAACTGTGTCATTTATGCTAAAATTTCCTGTTACTGTAGTTAAAATTAAATTTTGATAAAAACTCAAAGTAGGAGGTGATGGAGAATTTTCATATCCTTCTCCTAATTCATTTGTTTTTATTCCTATAATTCTTCCTATTTCGGATCCATAAGATAATATTTTTGCATCCGTACCAGAAGATGATGTTATCGAAACAATAGGTAATGAAATATATCCAGAACCAGAATTTGTAACATAAATATCCGTAATATCGCCAGTTCCAGTTCCTGTTTCTTGTACTATTTTATTTCCTGAATATGTATCACCACTTGTAGTTTCATCTTCTAATATAATGTGATCTTCTGTTGGGGATGTAGATGATTCTTGTGTAAATCCTCCATTAACAACTGAAACAAATCCAGCAGCATTAACTCCTTGTGTTCCTGTATTATTAAAAACTAAATTATCACCTATGGAATATCCTGAACCACCGTCATCAACAATTATTTCAGTAATACCTCCAGAACCAATATCATTTACAGAAAATGTAGCTCCAACACCTCCACCATTTACAGAAATTAGGTCTGTATATGAATAAAGATTACCGTCATTATTAATTGTTTTTGCACCAGGTATACCTGTGATATTTGCTTTAATAAAGTAATCATCCAAGTCGGAAGTTGTTCCTCTAATTTCTTCACCAATTGTAAATACACCATCATACGTACTATTGTTTATTATAAATTCAGAAACTTCTTTATTACCTAAAATAAGTTTTTTTACTGATTCAACAACGGCTGTTGCACCTGACGTTTGACCTGTAATAGTACGACCTACTAAATTAATTGTATTACCAGTAGTTGATATAGCTCTTAAAACTTTTTGTGTGTCCCATTGTCCATCAGAAACACGTAACATTTGTTCTCTTGGGTAAATTGTTTCCGATACACCATTAAATAAAATTCTAAAAAATAACTCGTGTCCCTTTTCAGTACCTTTTAATCGGTACATAGACTTAATATTTTTAATTAAATTTCTTTTATTTAAATTAGGAGCTAAATTTTCAGGTATTGTTTTTAAAAACTCATCTCTAAACTTTGTTAAAAAATCAGAAATAACGTTATCAGTATCTCTAAAGTTTGTAAGTTGTTGAATGCTATTTACAGGATTAGGACGATAGTTATTAATGATTGCTTGTGCGTTAGAAGAATTGCCTGTTACAATTTCTCCCTTTATAAATTTATCTTGTGCTGATATAAAAATTCTATTATTTTCTAAATCTTCAGCAACAACAGTAGATGTTGCGTTTGAAGTTTCGCCTGTGATGACTTCACCAACTGTAAATTTACCAAAAGATGAATCTTCTAAAATTAATTTATCACCTGCATCTAACTGTGTTCTTTCAGAACTGATTTTACTTCCGTCTAATAATAAATTATCTGTACGACCCGTTTCATTTTCTAATGATATGCCGTCAGTAGATTCAATACTGGTAACCTGCAACTCGGCAGATTCCATAAATGTAAAATAAGTTTTTAGAAATTGTACAAATTGTGGATGATCATCAACTACAAAATCTGGTAATTGACTATTGATAAGTGTTGAAATTTTATCATTAAATTTTGCCATTGTACATTAGTAACTTGATGTTGTTGTATATCCTACTCCAGCCTCAGATGATCCTCCAACAAAAGTATCTTCAACAACCGTTATGTTTGAATTTGCAACATCTATTTCTATAATTTGATTTCTAACAGGAACAACATCATTTGAAGCAGGTGTAACTGTTAATTCTATAACTGTTGATGTGTTACCTCTAATATTTGAAATTGAAGAAACATTTAAAGAATTAATTGTAATTTGTCCTGTAGAATAGTCTATAGTGCCTTGTAAGTTATTTGCATATGTTCTAATTCCAGAAACAAGATAATATCTTCTTACATTACCTTGTCCATCATCATCTAAAAACATTTCCCTTGTGTCACCTGAAACTCTAAATCCTGATGAAGAAAGAATTGGCTCGTGTCCTGTATGAGGATTATAAATTGCATTTCTAAAGTAAACATCATATTTTGTAGATGAATTTAAAGTTGGTGCAAAAGTTTTTCTAATTTCTAATGTTGTGATATTTGAAAGTATAGAACTATCAACATCATCTATAATTCCTGTTAATTTGGAATATCTAAACACACCATCGAATCTTTGTAATGTATTTGTATTAAAATCTGATATAGCATCTATAATTTCTGATTGTAAAGTTTCAGCAGTTTTTGATGTTGATTTTTTATCAAATTTAGCATTTACACTTAATAATACAGAAGTTATTTCTGGATCTACAATTTCAGGTCTTACAGAAGCAACATTATAAGGACGCAAAGAAGTAATAATATTTTGTTTTGTAGAATTTGTTAAAGTAGAACCTGATGCAGCCTTGATTGCAATTTTTACAACACCATAAACTGGAGTTTCATCATCTTCTCCACCCCAAGCACTTATTGATAAAGCATTTGGATAAATTGATCTGACCAAAGTTTCATAATCAGTTGTTGTGACAGCACGATCTTGGGCTGTATATTGTAAAGGAGCGTTATATCGAATTGATTCTTTTGACTCTGATTCTGCACCACCTTGTGCTGATGAATTGGTTGTAATAGAAACATTTGTAAAACCGTCTATTGATCCTGTTAATGTAAATGTTGAAGCACCATTAGCTTCAGTTTTATTTGTAACAATGTATTCTAGTATGACAATATTACCGTCTGATAAATTTTGTCCTAGTACACCATCACCAAAATATACTTGGAATTTTCCGGTATCTGTTTCTTGTAAAAAATATGCTTGTGATGTTGATGTTAAACTTTTTAAACCATTTGCAAGTGTGTATGTTGTCAAAGAGGTATCACTTGCTGAAGATTGAACTGTAACCTTTAAAGTTGAAGTATCAGCATTTACACTTGGAATAATAAATTTTTGATCTACATCTGTACTGTCAACGGTATATCTATAAGTAACTAATGTACCTTCATAAATGTCAACATCTGAAAATCTATAAACACCATTAGAAGGTGTAATTGTTGTATCTGTATTTGTAACAAACTGATATGATATTCCATCTACTGTAGATGTAAACGTTGTTCCTTTATTCATTGTTACTGAAGTTCCTGAAGCATTATTTAAAAGTATATCTACATTTGCTACAGGAGCTTTTGGAGATGATGGTGTATAACCTAACATCTTTGCTAATGAAACTATATTCTTTCTTATGTCAGCACTATCCAAATATAATTCGTTTGCCAACATATTGGCATTGAATCCTAAGTAATGAGTATTGTAAGCAAGTGTATCTAATAAGATTGAAAATCCTGAACCTTCAAAATTATAATCTGAAAATTCAGTTTGATCTTGTAAGAATGTTTTTAAGTTTGATTTAATATTATCAAAATCAAAATCTGATACTACGAGTTTTTTACTTGCCATTTTATCTTAATCTTTCTAAAAATGTTTCTACTGTTACTGGATCAGAAACGCCAACAACATAAAACATAATTCTTAAATGATAACTGTTTCTATCAATATCAGGTGTTGCTAATATTTGAACTAAATTAATTCTTGGTTCAAAATTTAATAATACTTCTTCAACTTTTCTTTGTAAGTTAATAGCAGTCAAAGGAGTAACTGGTTCAAATAATAAATCCCTAACACCTGCACCTATTTCAGGATGAAAAGGTCTCTCATAATGTCTTGTGTTAAGTAAATTTCTAACACTTCTTTTTACTGCCTCAACGTCTGTTAATTTATTAACATCATTTGTAACAACATTTCGACCAAAGTTTAAATCTAAATCTTTATAGATTCTAGTTGATCGTTTAGAATTATTGGTGCTACTAGCATCATAGTTTGGCATAACAGTAATATTTATACGTTATCCAACAAAAACATTTGAAGAACCTGAAATCATTGCACCTGAATCTGCACTATCATCTATTCTTCCTACAGCAATACTATTTACTCTTACTGTAGAAGAACCAACATTTAAAAATCTAACGTGTGGAGGACAAGGTGGATTAGGTGGTGCTGGATGTGATACTGTAGGAGCGCCTACAACTATGACATTTATACCATTTACTTTGACTGTTCCGTTTGTATTTGATGAGGCAATCGTTGTTGTGCCTGTACAAGCGTGTCCTGTTGACAAACTATCACCAACTCTACAAACAGCAGGCATTATCTACTCAATTTCTTTTTACGACCAAGTGGAATTTTGAAAAAACCAGTCATTTCTACACCTCTTTTAGAAATCCACTCTCCTGATATGATTTTTTCTTTAAAATTTGTCTGAACTGACTTAATTGCACGTTTTAAACTCAACGCTT